AGTTTTAACAACTTTACTTAGTGATAAATTAGGTTTAAATCCTGAAGAAGTAAAAAACATTCTAATTAGTATAGCAACTTTAGTATTAGGACAAGGAATTGCTGACGTAGCTAAGAAATAGTTTGTCAGGTAAAAGACTAAGACTTTCCCCTAAGGAAGTTGAGTTAATCAATGAAAGCAGGGGAAAGGACTTACAGAACATTAACGGTAATACTGCTTTAGATATACACCTACAAGATAGAGGTATAGATAAGAAAGATGTTGTAAGCGTTAAGCATTGGCAAAATATGGGAGGGGATTTACGCTTTTCCATAGTTACCAAAGACCAATATGGTACTGACCAAAATGATGTACTTGAAGATGTTAAGGCTCTTATAGATAATCACGCACCTACTTATCCTGAAATAAAAAGAGTTAAAGGTGAACACTTATTAGTAATAAACCCTGCTGATATTCATATAGGTAAATTAGGTGTTGCATTAGAAACTGGTGATGACTATAATACAGAGATTGCATACAATAGAGTTTTAGAAGGTGTTACAGGTCTTATAAGTAAGGCTCAAGGGTTTAGTATAGATAGAGTATTATTCTGTGTAGGTAATGACATTTTACATATTGACAATGTCTATAATACAACAACAGCAGGAACTCCACAAGATGCAGATGGTAAATGGTGGCAACACTTTGAAGTTGCTTTAAAGCTTTATGTTAAATGTGTTGAGATATTAAGACAAGTAGCACCTGTAGATGTAGTACACTCAATGTCTAATCACGATTATCAAAGTGGATTTCATTTAGCACACTCTTTAAAGTCTTGGTTCAGAAATACTAAAGATGTAACTTTTGATATTTCAGTAGCACACAGAAAATACTACAAGTATGGCTCTAATCTTATAGGACTTGAACACGGAGATGGTGCTAAGATGGATAAGCTACCTATGTTAATGGCTAACGATAGACCATTAATGTGGGCAGAAACTAAATACAGATATTGGTATCTTCACCATATACATCATAAAGTTAAATATAAATGGCTAGATGCTAAAGACTTTATAGGTGTAACTGTTGAATATATGCGTTCACCAAGTGGTACAGATTCCTGGCATAATAGAAAAGGATTCTGTGGAGTACAGAAAGCAGTAGAAGGATTTATACATTCCAAAGAATCAGGACAAATAGCAAGGCTAGTACACTATTTCTAGCACTCCGTATAGCCTTTTTAGGCACTTTCTTTTATTTTTAATAGTAATATACTAGACAAGCTATAAAGATTGTCCTAGATGTAAACACCTAAATTGTTAATAACTTTGTAAATAAACTTGTTTATAATTGTGTGAGTAACTTAAAAGGTTTACATTTGCAGTATCAAAAGGGAAACAAAACCCAATAAAACAAATTTAACTAAAAAGAAAAAGAAAATGAAAAAAGCAAAATTAACTTTATCAAAAATTGACACAACAAATTTAATGATAAAAATTGTTCACTTAGAATTAAACTTAGATAAACTAGGGGAAAATTTAAAAGTAAAATTATCTACTGCAGGTCATACTTTAAGAATAAATAGTGACCACCTAACACACGATATGAGATTTATATTAAATTGGTTAGATGAAGATAGCACTATTAAAACAGAAAGCCTAAGGGATAATTTTTCTGAGGTTGTTCTTTTTGGAAAAGAAATGTTAAAAGCTCATAAGCAACTAGCAGAAATAAAAACAATATAATTTAATCAGGGGGTGTAAAAACCCCCACAATACAATTAAGATGAAAAATTTACTCTCAACACTTTTAGGAATAGCAGGTCTTTTTGGCTGTTTATATATACTACTAGCGTCTATTACGCTTTTAGAACTTTTTTTAGGATTAAGATAATGGAATTTAAAATGAAAGAAGCAACAACAAAGCCAGAAGCTATTATTAGCCTGTTAGACGTACAAACTAATAAACCTGAGCTATTACCTGACAATACAGTATTAACTGAAGATGGACTTAATATATTAAAGTTTCAAGTCGTTAGAGATTTATTTATTAAAGTCAAAACTGCTTACTATAATTCGCAGGATAACTCAAAAAGATTTTAAGATGACAATACAAGACGCTGAATATTTAGAAGACACTACTTACATAGATTATAATGAGCCTTGCTATTCTGACTTTATGGGCTATCAGTTAGACAACAAGAAAGTAATAGCTGAAGAATGGTATTTAAAACCTCAATACTTACAGACTGGAATTAATACTTATGATAGAGAATCAGGTCATTTCAGTAATGATTTAAGCTATAATAATAGGTCAGTAATTGTAGTAGGTACAGAACTACAGATTTTTAGAAAGTTTGAAGAAATGCTTAAGACTTATGGATGGCAATGTCAAGATTCTTGGGATTCAGAATTAAAACCAGAATACTTAAAGCACTACAAAAAAAATAATAATTCACCAATAATAATAAATTTAAGATGATGTCAAAAGTAAATAGATATACTAGAGCAAGTAAGTTTAATGGTAAAGCAATATATTGTCCAAATTGCAATGATACTAATAGAGTTTATCACTTTTGTTGGTCAGCAATTACTTGTGGTGGTTGCAAAGAAATGATAGATAAAAATGAGTGGAATTTAAATCAAGAATTAACTAAAGATATAAAAAGTAAATAAATTTAATAACTTTACACAGAATTATAAACAAAATAAATAGATATGAATACAGAAAAAATTAAGGAAATGTTTTACAAGTATAAGCTTGTTAAAGATACAGATGTTTTTAAACATCAACACTTTGTTATACTAACAAGGTCAGGAATTGAGAAAGTACAAGCACAAGAAGAAATAGAAGTAAAATTTCAAGTAGTTAAATGTGAAACTAATTTTGCAGGAGTTAAGGCTATAGCAACTAAAGGAGATAAGACTATAGAAACATACGGCTCAGCACTAAAAGGAGAGGGTTTTAAGGACGGAAATTGTAATACTTGGTATGTATTAGAAATGGCAGAGAAAAGAGCATTAGCACGAAGTATTTTAAAATTGCTAAATTTGTACGAAATAAATGTCAAGTCTGAAGATGAAGCAGAAAGTTTTAAGAAATAATAATTTAATTAATAAAGTCCTGCAAAAACAGGCACAATAAAAATGGAAGTAAAAGGAAAAGTAAAATTAATAGCACCTGCTGAAACAGGAGTAAGTAAAGCAGGGAAAGCTTGGAAAAAGCAAGTTATCGTAGTAGATACAGGAGCAGACTATAATCCTGATATTGCAATCCAAGCGTTTGGAGATGACAAGATAAAAGACTTAAATAAGTTAGCAGTAGGTGACCAAGTTCTTATTAGATGTAATGTTTCTTCAAGAGAATATAACGGAAAGTATTTTCATAATATAGATGGATATTGGTTTACTAAGAATAACAAAGAATATACTAGAGCTGTAGACGTACATTTTGAAGGTACAACTCCTGAAGATTTACCATTCTAAGATGACACAAGAAGATAAATTTAAAAACTTATGCAACCTGACAACATCTTTGTTAGGCTTGCGTAAGGGTTCTCTAGGCTACAAAAGTAGAATACAAGAGCTTCAGGTAGCAAGAAGTATAGCAAGTGTTATAGCTAGGATAGAATATAAAATACCTCATTCAACTATAGCTAAGGTAATTAATAGAGATAGAACTTTAATCTATCACTATGAAAAGAATCATAAGAATAACTATTCAACATTTCCTAAATACCGAGATATATTTAATAAAGTTTTTAATGCTTTTCAATCTATTGAAGATTCTAAAAAGTCCTTCTTTGACTTACAACAGCTTAAAGATTACCTAAGAAAAAATGAAGTATTTAATAGTGAAAAGCACCAAGTAACAATAAGGATTACATCAGGTAAAGTAGGGACTGACATAAAAGTTTCTTACAGGGACTTCTATAATCAATTAGAAAATGTTACACTTGCACTTCAGAACTTTAAATATAAAACTGAGATAATTACTTTATGAAAGAGAAGCCTAACTACTATGCAATAATACCTGCTGAAGTAAGATACAGTAAGGTATTGACTCCTAACGCTAAATTACTTTACGCTGAGATAACTGCTTTATGTAATATGAATGGAAAATGCACTGCTTCTACTGAATACTTTTGCAGACTTTATGAAGTTAGTAGGGGTGCAGTTCAAAACTGGCTTAAAATGTTAGATGATAATGGATATATACAAAGAACTGTTATATATAAACAAGGTACTAAGCAAATAATGCATAGGTACATTAATCTAAAAGACAAGGGTAGTGTAAAAATAAGTACAGATAATACTAATATAAATATAACTAATACTAATCTTACAGATAGTAATAAAAAGGCTTTCTTTAAAAAACCTACTTTAGATGAAGTTAAAAATTATTGTATCTTACGCAAAAATAATATAGAAGCAGAAGCTTTTATAGATTTTTATGAAAGTAAGGGTTGGCAAATCGGAAAAGAAATAATGAAAAGTTGGAAAGCTTGTGTTAGAACTTGGGAAAGTAGAGAAAAGAAAAATCCTAAAACAATGAGCAAGTTAGACGCACAAATTAATGAATGGCAAAAAGCAAAAGAATTATTATGAATATAGATTATAACGAAAATATTATTGAAGACTTAGGTCTAACAGAACTTCAAGTATTAAACATTGTATCAGTTTGGTACACTAATGGAATGATACCTGATATATTACAAAATTCTAATGGGTGTGAATTAGATGAAATATCTGATTGTTTATTTTTTGAAAAACTAGAAGAATTAAAAATATTAAAAAGTATTAAATTATGATACCATTAAAACAAGAAGAACTACAAACACTTACTGAAAAGGTTTTAGACTTATTAGGCAAGACTTCAGTAGAAATAGGACACAGATCAGACGCTCAAACTCTAGCAAGTTTAAGTAAGATATTTGCATCAGACTTAATACAAGAGAAAAGATTTGGCAATATGTCTTGGAATCAAATAC